CTTAGATCATCATCGCATGAACCTAGATGGCTTCGGTAGAGAACGTGGAGATACTGAATGGTCTTATAATGTATTAGGGACACTAGGACACGAGCTAGTACACGTTAAACAACACATTAAACAAGAACTAACAGAACGTAAGGGTAGATTCTACTGGAAGGGCGTTCAACTAAAAGGTATAGAAAACATATTAGATTATTATGACCTACCCCACGAGATTGAGGCTTATGGGAGAGAGAAGGGTTTATTGGTAGGATTTCTCGCAGCATGGAGTATAATAGAAGAAGAATTTGGTGAGGAATGTGATTGGACTTTCAAATAAAATAACTTGACATCTTTTTTTGTTTGTGATATACTATAAGTAAAGGTTAGAGATTGACTCTTTCCATTTTAACCCAAATGAGATTTGATTATGAGAGAAGATATTGAAAAAGTACTAGCTGCCATGAAGGCAGATTATTATGAGTGGTCGATCACGAGACCAGAATTGACAGGTGGATTTGAATCTGAATCAGCAAGAAACTATGCCGAAGAGTCTGTCAAAAACTATAATGATGGACTCACTCTTAAAGAAACCCGCAAGTATTGGAAGATCATTTCCAAAAAAGCCGGTGGGACTTCGGTCAACGGTTTCATTGTCAAAGAAGATGAAACAGGTTATCGAAAAGGTAAGTCTTTCAAAAAAGGTGATTTGTTGATGGCGGCGGGGTGGAAAGCTCCAGCCAGAAACTTTGAACGAGGCAATCTGTATTCATCAACAGATTTTGTCATTAAACGGAGTTGTCGTTGGACTGGAATCGGATAGAGGAGTTATGTTATGGGTACAAACGCTTTAATAGGTGTTGTCAATACGGACAATACTGTCACCACATCATATGTTCATTATGATGGATATATAGACGGAGTAGGTGGAACTTTACTGAAACATTATAATGATGATGTTTCGTCAACGACCATTTGTAATATAGGATATGCATCTTCTTTGGAACCTACGGTAGAAGAAACCGAAAAAAATGCAGTGCATGAGGAGGATACGGTTGAATTTGATAATATATTTTCATTAGAAGAATATGTTGACAGTGTCTCGAATATTGAATATGTCTATCTCAGACTCCCAAAAATAAAAAAATGGATGGTCAGGTATTATTCAGACTCTTCATCCGGAAGGCTAAATTGGGTAAACCTAAAAATAAAATAATTGGAGAAATACTATATGAGGAAACTTAAATATTATTTTGGTCGCCCGACCTGTGTGATTTCAGGTTGTTCGGAATTATCTCACATGATTAATTGTAAAAACGGTAAGTATACTTGGCGCAAATATTGCGGAAAACATCATAAGAGTCGGGGTCTGTTGTTTAATAAAATGTTAGTGGATGGTCCTATATTGGTTCCCCCTGAATGTGAAGCCCCTGCATGTAATGAGACAGTATCGTTGCTGGGATTGGATGAAGATAATTCTTTCAAATATGCCACATATTGCACACGACATAGTAGTACACCGTATCATCTGGGTTTTCGTAAAGATTATTGTGAAAATATAGATAGTCGATTAGGATTCAAGTGCACTACTAATATTTTTTGGATAGGTATGTTACAAGTAGATCACATAGATGGAGACCCATATAACAATCAACCAGACGGAACTAATTATCAAACTCTATGTGGATGTTGTCATGCCTATAAGACATGGAAGAACAAAGATTATCTCACTCCAGGCCGGAAGGGTGGTCGGGAAATATCACTTCAACCTATAATAATAGATGGCTATGAAAACGAAGAAACAGCGGAAAAAACGAGTACTTTCGGAGGCACAAAAAGAGGCGTTACGGGAACGATTAGTGAAAATGAGGGCAAACCGCAAACCCGCAGAATATAAAAATATACATAACTCAGTATTAGCTCTCGATGATGAAGATCCATATTCTTTTAATAATATGAAGTTGTGGATAAAACACAACAAGGAAATGATCTCAATGCTCACTGCACAGTCACGCAATCGAGAGATAACAGAAAAAAATAAAAATCTAGCTCGAGTTCAAGCGGAGAATAAAAAAGGTTTTATTAGATACATTGAACATTATTTAAGAACAGGTGATTGGATAGGCATGTTTTCTGGACAGGACGAAGAACATAAATGTGTGCCGAAATGTATTGCAATGGCATATTATCCTGATGGTACACCCAAACGGACTGTGGGCACCTGGTATCCAGATATTGAAACAGTTTGGACCAAAGATATGGAATCAGACTCAAAGTCTCCTATTCTGATGGCGACTACTGATAAGCAATTCACTTCCACTAATCTCTAAACCTCAAAAAACCTTGACAATAAATAATTGTATGATATAATGAAAGTTTAACACCATATTATGGAGACACATGGTTAAAGCAGTAAATGAACCGCTTAATACTTTAGGCGATAAGTCAGTGGAGCCTAGCACTGATGATACCTCGGCAATTGAATCTGATAATGTCGAATTTAAAATTAATTTTGACGGACAGCAACAAGTTGAATCCGTGTCAAATAAAGCTATTGGTGGCACAGAGTTGATGAAGAAATGGCTCACTGAGGATATTGAAAAACGTGAACCTGGTTTATTAGATAAATTTCAAATTATTAGTACTAGAGTACGCAACCTAGAACCGGACAAACACCGAATACTTTGGATACACGACTTAGCTTCTGACCCTGAGGTGAAACACTTAAAGGATAAAGAAAACTGGTCCAAATTCGAAAGAATAGTTTTTGTTAGTCATTGGCAACAATATCAGTTTCGCACATATTTAGGGTTCCCATACGATAAAGGTGTAGTGATACAAAATGCAGCACATCCGATTCCTGCTCATGAGAAACCTAAAGATGGGAATAAAATTAATGTGTGTTATTTTTCTACACCCCATAGAGGTCTTGAGGTATTATTGGATGCTTGGGAATTTATGAGAAATACATTGGAGGAGGGTCTTGATGCAGAATTAAATATATATTCGAGTTTTAAGATATATGATCGTCCTCATTTAGATGAACAATTCAGACACATCTATAAGCGAGCAAAAGAAATGGATGGAGTCAATTATCATGGTACAGTTTCTAATGATGATATTCGTAAAGCCTTAGAAACACAACACATCATGGCTTATCCTAGTATCTATGAAGAGACGAGTTGTATCACACTAATTGAAGCATGTAGTGCGGGGTGTTTGTGTGTTGTTCCTAATCTAGGAGCATTACCAGAAACAGGAGCGAATTTTCCTTGGATGTATGGGTTCGAAGAAAACCCCGAAAAACATGCACAGGTACATGGACATATCTTAGGTCAGGCTATTGAGCATTTTTGGGATGATGATGTTCAGAATTTATTAAAAATCCAACGAAGTTATTTTGATATGTTTTATAATTGGGACCTCCGAGGAGGACAATGGCGCCAATTTTTACATGCAATAAAAGAGCCTATTGGATTAGAGAAAAAGGAATAAATGGCTATACTTGTAGATTTTTCTCAAATTTTTATAGGTGCATATATGATGTCCGCGAAAAGTGGGGATGTCAGTATGGATGTTTTGAGACCCACAATATTGAACACTCTCAGGATATATCGCAATAAGTTCCATAGAGAGTATGGAGAATTGATTTTGTGTTGTGATGATAAAAAATCTTGGCGCAAGAATATTTTTCCGAACTATAAGGCATCTAGGAAAAAAAGCCGTGCTTCCGCTTTAAATATCACCTGGAATGATTTATATGAATCTTTATCTTTGATGAAAGCTGAATTAGCAGAATGGTTTCCGTATAAATTATTACAGGTAGATGAAGCAGAGGCGGATGATATAATTGCGGTTCTGGTGAAGACTCTAGGTGAAAGAGCTTTAATATTATCTAGTGATAAAGACTTTATTCAATTACACCAATTCAACGTGGTACAATATTCTCCTATGCAAAAGAAATTTGTTGATGGAGACGCAAAATGGTCCCTGCATGAAAAACTTATTAAAGGTGATGTGGGTGACGGTGTGCCTAACATACTATCTGATGATAGTGTCCTCGTCGACGAGGGCAGACGACAGAGACCAATAGCGAGCAAAAAATTATCTGAATGGTTCGGCATCGCGCCTGAGCTTTTTTGTACGGAAGAAATGCTGAGGAATTTCAACCGCAATAAACAATTGATAGATTTGAATGATATACCGGAATCTATTTGTATAAATATATCTAAACAGTATAGGGAAACGATTGTCGGCGAACGAAAACGGTTACTTACGTATTTTATAAATCATAGATTAAAAAATTTAACAGAGAATTTATCGGAGTTTTAATTTATGGCACGTAGTATACCTCTTATATTTGAAGATATTGCAGAAGCATCTTCATTTGATGACAGAGTGAAAATTTTATTAGACAACGCATCAAATCCATTAAAGGACCTGTTAAAATATGCTTTTCACCCTGACATAATATTTGCATTGCCATCTGGTGTTCCTCCGTATACCACTGTAGGTTCTCCTGATGAATATAACCCCACGTATTTATATCCCAATATACGAAAATTTTATTTATTTATTAAAGGTGGTCGTGAAGGAATTTCTCAATTACGGAGGGAACAATTATTTGTTCAGATGTTAGAATCACTTCACCCCAAAGAAGTGGATGTTGTCATTCAAGTCAAAGATAAAAAATTAAAATATAGGGGTTTAACATATAAATTAGTAAAAACAACTTTCCCTGAACTAATACCATAATGATAAATTTAAATAAATTCGAAAATAGAATAGTAAAATTCAAGCGTATATCAACTACCGGTGACGAAGTTCCTAAAGAAGCTGAACTTCGTGGAATAGATTATGAGCATGGTATACCCCACTCTATAACAATCAGACTCGCTGATCCATTAAATGTTGTTGCCATATTATCATATGATGATGTGGAGAAAAAATTTATAGGAACTGTTGGCACATTTACTTGGATATCTGATTTTGATTGGAGGAGTTTTTTAGGTAGCAATAGTATGAATAGTATTGACACATATATTAGAAAACCTAGTAGGTTTAGACCTAAAAAATAAAGGAGTGATAACCCAAACAGAAGAGGAATATGAAAAAATATTTTTTATTTCTTGTCATGTTTTTTGCTACTGGATTCACTAGTAGTATTGGAAATACAACTCTAAAAAATAATGAGTATAAAGACTATACTTTTAAAATAATTGAAACTAGAATAAAGGAAAACAGAAAAATAAAATTAAATCCAACAGAAGTAATGTGCATGGCACAAAATATCTTTTATGAAGCTGCCACAGAAAGCACAGCAGGCAAAATTGCTGTGGCACAAGTAACCCTGAATAGAGTAAAATCTTCGAAATTTCCTGATACTGTTTGTAATGTAGTGAAACAGGGTAAACATTATAAAAACGGACACCCTATTAGAAATAAGTGTCATTTTAGTTGGTATTGTAATTCTGTCAGTGATACACCCCAAGAAGGAATAAGTTGGACATATTCAAAAACACTCGCTAAAAAAATATTAAAAAGATATAAGAAAAATGAAATGATTGACATTACTGATGGTGCAACACATTATTACGCTAATTATATTGAAAAACCATACTGGGCAATAGGTATGGAAAAAGTTACAGAAATAGACAAACACTTATTTTATAAATAACAAAAATTATGGATATATTATTTTTAGACCTTGACCCGAAAATGTGTGCTTATGCACATTGTGATGATGATGTGAAGCGAATGATACCAATATATACAAGAATATTATCGAGTGCACATTATTTTTTAAATAAAGAAAGTGAAATAATTAAATTTTTAGATGTTGACAATATCCTTAAGAGTGGTGATAGCGAATGGACCCAAGATACTAATGCCAACTATCAATGGGTACACGATGTTTGGTTTTGGCTCAATAAAGAATTTTGGTATAGATATGATGATATTCATGATGACTGGAATAAGCTGTACAATAAGTTGAGTCATGTACCCGAAAATATTAAGGAGGGTAGTATTACTACTCCACCCAAATGTGATTACAAACAGGTAGAGAGTCTAGAGGATGAATTACAAAATTCCATAGAAACATATAGAGGTTTTTATAGAGAATATTGTAGAAACGCTAATGCTAAATGGGGAGGTATAGTGGAGAATATGAGACAACCCCCTTCATGGATATAACGAGGAAAAGAAATGCCCAATTACGATTATCGTTGTGAGAGTTGTGGTCACGAATTTGAAGAGATGCTCCGTATCTCAAAGAGAGAGGAGCCGACAAAAATTCCGTGTCAAATGTGTGAAGGTAAGGTGAACCAATCACCTTCGGTGCCTTATTTCGGTTATGATAATATTAAAACCAAATATTCTAAGAAAGAACCTGGGTGGTTTACGGATCGAATGAAAGACATTAAACGTAATGTTCCAGGAAACACTTTATGAAAATTTATTATGAAAACATTTGTGCATTTGGAAAAAAATCCTGAATTGATTTTTGGGATGATGACTGAAAATATTAATGGTAAGAGGAATTATGTTACACCTTCCGGTAAACTTTATCCATCTATCACAACAGTACTCAGTGAATTGTCCAAAGATTCAATACAGAAATGGAGAAAGAGGGTTGGAGAAACAGAAGCTAATAAAGTTTCGGGAAAAGCTTCACGTAGAGGAACCCGCGTACACTCTGTCTGTGAGAGATATATCCAAAATGAGCAAGGATTCCTCTCAGAAGAATTACCCCACATACAAGAATTATTTCAAGCCATCCAACCAACATTAGAGAGAATAGATAATGTGCATGGCGTGGAGTTAGGATTGTATTCAAATCATTTCGGTATAGCAGGCAGAACAGATTTGGTAGCAGAGTTTGACGGAGTATTATCTGTTATAGATTATAAAACAAGTAATAGAACAAAAGAAAAATCTTGGTGTGAGGGGTATTTTGCACAAGGTAGTTTTTATGCAATAGCCTATGAAGAATTAACTGGTGTACCAGTAAATCAGGTGGTGATAATAATTGCTGTTGATGGTGAACCTGAACCACAATTGTTTGTTGAAAAACGTGATGATTGGGTATATAAAATTTGGGAAGCTAAGGCTCTGTATAATACTAAATAGTTAGAGATGTTTGATGACCTGTAGGGTAACTAAGTAAGACACCAGTTCAACTCTGGTCACCTCCACCAACTATAACCGAATTGGGGGTGTTTTGGTATTCGATTGCTAGTGAGAGTAACAGCGAGAACGGATGGGTGATGACCAACATCACAAACTAGCTGCAAATTTCAACGCTGCTAATCATTCAGACTATTCCCCTGCAAGGGTTGCTTTAGCGGCGTAATTAGACTGTAGGGTTTTTAGGATTGTGCCTAGTAACAGAAACAATCCTTTTTACTATTTAATAACTCAACAGGAGTAAATGAAACAATTGGGTTATGGAGTAGTATTGGATATGATGAAAGAATTAAAATCTAATATGGGTATATAGGAAGTAAAAATATGTCAGAATATAGAGGCGGGTATGGTAATCAACCAGCTAGATATATACAAGCAGGTTTTGAACGAAAAAGATATGAAGAGAAATTGAGGATAACGGATTTGGCAGAACTACAATTAACCATAGATAGAGGTGAACCTAGTTCCATTAATCCCAATTATGGTGAAGAGGGATTCACATATTTTTATCCAGAGACTATGGATTTGGGTAGAGTGAAGGTTTCTTATGGCGAAAAAGATTGGATATTTGAATGGGAAAATAGAAGAAGATGAATAATTTTAAACAAATCAGGAGTGGTTATGACAACATATAAAGAAACTGATTGCCCGTTTATTTACAACGTCACGGCAATAGAAAAAGTCGTTGACGGAGATACATTGGACGCTGTGATTGATTTGGGTTTTGATGTTCGTTACTGTGGTAGAGTTAGACTACTCGGTATAGACACACCAGAGTCGAGGACAAGGGACTTAGAAGAAAAGTTTTATGGATTACTTTCAAAGAAGGCACTCAAATCATGGGTACATTGGGCAGTATTGTCGGATCGTGATGACATAGAACTGCAAGTGAGATGTCCAGAGGCAGACAGTAGAGGTAAGTTCGGAAGAATATTGGGTGAGATTTGGATCAATTGCACTGAAGATGGACATGAGTTTGGTGGTTGGACAAATGTAAATAAATGGTTATGTGAGAACGGACATGCGGTTGGATATCATGGACAGAATAAAGATGACGTTCAAGGTGAACATTTGAAAAATCGAGTATTACTAGCAGAACAAGGTATTAAATACTAAGAATATCAGGAGAAAATAATGGCAAAAAAGAAGCCAGTTAATGATAATATAATAGATACGGGTGATGAAATGATAGAAGAAAATGAAAAAGAATTGTGGAAAAAAAATCCATTAGAAGCACTACGATATGACCAAATAGAAGCACGAAAGAAAATGAACTGGTGGGCGAGAATTGTCTTGTCTCTCATGATAGTAAGTACATTTTTGTTTCTGATCGGGCTATTGTTTTTTGCTGCACTCCCCCAAGAGTCTAGGGATTTAGTGAATATTTTAATAGGTGCTTACGTGGCGGTACTCGCCAAATCTACTGATTATTGGTTTAAAAATGAAGCCGATGTGGAACAAAAAGAATCCGAAGCATTAGTCAATAATAATAATAACAATAATACTGAAATTATATAATGGGAATAAAATTGAATAACTCTTTAAGGTTTATGGAAGAGATTGAGAACCTTGTTCAGAGAACTAGAATGACCTATATTGATGCGGTTATCCATCATTGTGAGCATAATAAATTGGAACCTGAAGCAGCAGGTAAGCTAGTGGGAGGCATTCTAAAACAACACATACAAGAGGAAGCAGAAAGTTTAAACCTCATTGCAAAAAGTTCCTCGTTACCTATTTAATGTGGTACTTGACAAATCAGGAATATGTGTTATAATAAAGTTACTTAATGAGTAACGTGAAATAAATCGCAATACAAATAATACAACGCAATACGAAATATACGAAAGGAAACATATGTCGTTCGCAGATATGAAGAAAAAACGTAGTGATAGACTACAATCCCTCCTAGTAGAAACTCAGAAATTAAATCAGCCCGCTGGTGGTCAAGGTGATGATGACCGATTTTGGCGCCCAGAATTAGATAAGTCTGGTAACGGAATGGCCATTGTTAGATTCCTCCCCGCGCCTGAAGGAGAAGATTTGCCGTGGTCGAGATTATGGAATCATGGATTTCAGGGGCCTGGTGGCTGGTATATTGAAAATTCTTTGACCACATTAGGACATAAAGATCCTTGTTCGGAATACAATTCCCAACTTTGGAATTCTGGAATCGAAGCGAATCTATGTAGTTAGTGATCCTACTAATCCTCAGAATGAGGGGCAAGTTAAATTATATAAGTTTGGGAAAAAGATTTGGGACAAAATTAACGATAAGATGGAACCTGAATTTAAGGATGAAACTCCTGTTAATCCGTTTGACTTGTGGGAAGGTGCAAATTTTAAGATTAAGATTCGTAAATTGGACGGATATTCTAATTATGATAAATCTGAATTTACTGCTCCTGCTCCATTAGACTCCGAGGATGCTAAGATGGAGGAAATTTGGAAATCTGAACATTCGCTGAGTGAATTTACTGACCCTTCTAATTTTAAAACATACGAACAATTAAAAGAAAAATTGGATAAGGTTTTAGGTTTATATTCTCCTGATATTCCCCAACCGAAACCTCAGATCGTGGAATCTTCATCACCCCCTTTTGATGGTGATGTGAGTACTAAGAGTCCTGTTACAGCGGGTACAGCAGAGAACGAAACTTCTGAGGAGTTTTCATATTTTGCTAAGTTAGCGGAGACCGCATAATGTTAGAAAATAACGATACAAATACTTATGTAGGTTTTTGGTTTATGTGCTTGTTGGTGATATGGGCAATAATGGGTTGGGGTTCTCCTGACCTAATTGATGCTTTTATATACTACCTCTCTGATGGGTATTATAAGAATTAATTACCCCGCCAGTAAACCGCCTCCATTTCCTGGAACAACAGCAGATGGAGGTAACACCACACCTGAAGAATTAGAAATATTTTGTTGTGTAGTTGAGCTGATTACTGTTGTTTTTGAAGTTTCTCGGCTCAAATTATTTTGTTGTCTTTGTGCATTGATTAATTCCTGTCCCGAATAATTCATTTGGGACAAAGCTGACAAACCTTTAGAAGCCGAACCCAAAGACCTCAGGGTTTTCATATCAATAGATTTCATAAAAGTATTTAAAGCTTTTGCTGATCTTGACGGATCTGAAGCATTGAAAGTGTTAAAGGCCTGAGCTAGACCTGATACTCCTTCTCCTGCTTGTTTTAATCCTGGACCCATCTTAGCGAATTTTTCAAATTGATTTGCCGGGTCCTTTTTTTTACTTACTTTCCCTTCTTCTTTATCGTCTTCTCCTAATCCAAAAAACCCACCTACAGCATCTGCTGCTCCCCCTAATAAATTGCCTACTTGACCACCTGCTGTTGCGGCGGCAAATGC